ATAACTACGATGAGTTTTCACCCGGTTACTTCTCAGAGATTAACCGTGTGATTGTTGATCTGCGAGAAGTGACCCCTGAACGGGGTGCAACCATTCGAATCCCTGACTTTGAGAATGTTGAGGTCAGCGTCGAGAATTATAACCGGCAAGGTGAACATTACGCCTTGTGTGAGGTGAGAGCGTGAGCGTCGGACTGAGGCTGACAATCAGTGGTGATGACACCTTCGTTCAGCATCTTCGTGACTACCCGAAGGTGGCCCGGAAGGCCGGTAAGTTGGCGATCAACGATACGATTCGCCGCGGTCGCAGGATGGTGAAGCAGGAGATCATGACCCAGGTAAACCTGAGTTCATCCTACCTGAACAAGTCCCGTCTCACCGAGAACTTCGCCAGTGAGCAAAACCTGACAGGTTCCATCGTTGGTCGCCGTCGTCCCACTTCGCTTGCACGATTTGACGCAGAGCAACTGTACGCGCCGAACAAGACACGATCAGGCAAGAAGCGCAACGGTGTCAGTCTGAAGGTGAAAAATCGCCGCAAGGTGATCCCGCGGGCCTTCCTGATGGACCTAAAAGCCGGTAGTCGAGACGGTGGTAACAAGGGTCTTGCGATCCGACTTCCTGATGGTCAGAAGCCTAAGCGCAAATTTCGTGCCAAACCGCTTTACAAAGACCGTCAGACGAATTTATGGTTGTTGTATGGTCCCTCTGTGAACCAGGTGATGAGTTCCGAGAAGGATGGTGAAAGCATGATCACCAAAATGCAACCACAGTTGAACAGCTACTTGAACCGTGAGTTCAGGCGTCAGTTCGGGAGACTTTACGGTGGCTGATAGTAAGCGACTTCGGATTCTCAAAGCCTTGACTGCTCACCTGGAAACGATCAGTGAGTTCGATGTAACCGGTAAAGTATGGCGCGGTCGAACCCGGCCGGCCGACGAGAGTCATCAACCGTTTATCTGCATGTTCGAGATGCCGCCTGAGTTTGAGGAAAAGGCAGATCGTCAGGTAAGGGTGATGCCCTGGTACGTGGGTATTCAGGGTTACATTGCACCGGACAGGTTCCACCCGACCGATCCCGCTCACAACTTCATGGCAGCGGTGAAGCACAAGATCGGTGAGTTGGTGGATGAAGGTGGTGCCGGAATGCCCGGGGAGAACTACATGCTTGGTGGTCTCGTTGAGGACATCGAGGTAGACGGGGGAATGTGTTTCGAGGCTGATGAAACAACCAACTGTTGTTACTTCGCTTTGAAGTTGACCCTGACCATCGCAGAAAATCTGGGAGACCCGTATGAGTAAGCGGAGAACTCGGAAGGTTGAAGAACCTACCGAACTGAACATTGAAGAACAACCCTCGATGACTTCATTCGAGGAACCGATCACTGGACCCTGTGAGTACACCCTGAAGAAGAAGATCATCTTCAAAGGTGATGAGAAAGCTCCCGGGGCGAAGGTGAAGCTGAATGCCCGACAAGCCGAGTGGCTGAAAGAGTCGGGGCACATTTAACTGTGTAGGAGATCGTGGCTATGGCTACCGATAAGAAGAACTATGTGCTCGGACGGGGCAAACTGTATTTTGACCCTTTCGCTCCCGGCACCAAAACCAAAACAGGTGAGCGTTACATCGGTAACACCACTGAATTCAACCTCAACGTAGAGTCCGAGGCGCTGGATCACTTCAACAGTGACGAAGGTGTTCGGGTGAAGGATGACTCCGTTATCCTGGAACTGACCCGTACAGGTACTCTGACTACCGACAACATTAACGAGGAAAACGCGGCGCTGTTCATCCTGGGTGAAGTGTCCGAAGTGTCTCAGGAGGCAACTCCTGTCACAGGTGAAGACTTGGGCGTGGTGTCTCCGGATCGCTACTACCAGTTGGGTTCCACTGCGGCTAACCCCCAAGGTGTCCGCGGTGTGACTGCTGTTACTGTAACCGCTGATCCGGATGGTACCCCCACTACTGCAGTTGAGGGTACTGACTACACCCTGGACGCGGAACTGGGTCGTATCTACATCCTGGATGGTGGTGCATTCGATGGCACCAAGGACGCTTCCGTGGACTACACACCAGACGCGAACACCCGTAAGCGTGTGACCACCAATGCCTCTGTGTCTGTGGAAGGCGCTCTGCGGTTCGTCTCCTTCAACGCCAAGGGTAAGCAAAAGGATGTTTACATCCCGTATGTCACCCTGCGTCCGACTGGTGATTGGGCTCTGAAAGGCGATGACTGGCAGAACATGGGCTTCTCTGTAGAAGTCGGTGAACTGGAAGGTATGGCTGCAATGTATGTTGATGGCCGTCCTGCGGCTTAAATTTACAACCACCAATAGGGCGATCAACCCATGAATGATTTTCTCTACAACACGATTGATGTGACGTGGGGCAGAGAAGGCAACGAGAAGGTCCTGACTGTTCGAGGATTGAGCACTCAGGACCTCACCATTGCCATTCGTACCCACAAGGATTCTTTGACCAAGGCGTTCCAGATGGCGGAAGGGCGTCTTGATGACAACAGCGACTTGAGCGAGTTCGGCTTGGAACTGATGGAACAGTTCCCCGGGTTGGTAGCTCAACTGATCGCCCTGGCTACCGATAAGTCGGACCGGGCCGGGGAGATTGAACGTCTCCCTGCGCCTGTTCAACTTCGGCTCATGCTGGCGGTCTACGAGCTCACCATTGAGGACACAGGAGGTCTTCAAGATTTTTTGCAACAAGTGTTCGTGATTCTGAACCGGATCAAGGCGACGACCCGCTCGCTGAATTCGCCTCAGACACCGGAGATGGAAGCGAACACTGGTACTTAACCCTACGCCGGTGCGTCAGTGCTCTCAAAGCAAACGGGCACCCTGACGCACACATCTACCCGGTGGGTACGTTGCTGGTCGAGACAAGGCTGACGGAAGAACACCTCAATAGGCAACTGGCAACCACAGCCATTGCCACCCAGGCGGCGATAGGGTCGGTCCTTTCGAAGGAAGGACATAAGGCATTCAAGCAGCTAATTGAGAGGTTGACCGATGGCAACTAATAGAAAAGGCGATGTGGAACTCGTCGTCTCGGCCAAAAACGAAGCCACCCAAACGATCAATGAATTGGTCAAGTCTCTGGAAAATCTCGGCAAGGAGGCCGGGTCTTCCGGTATTGCCGGTCTGTTCAAGAAGCTGTCAGGTGAGAGTGACAAGCTCAAACTGAGTCAGGATGAACTGACTGACGCATTGAACCGGAGTCGTCAGGCTCAGGACCAACTTCGCAAAGCCAACGATGAGCGTGAAAAAGACCTGCAACAGCAGCGTGACGCTATCGACAAGACTCAACGTTCCCTCGATAAACTGAATGCCAAGTACCAGGAATATGCCGCGGATGCCGAGAAGGCACGGAATCCCTCGGACAAACTGGTGCAGACCTTCGAGAAACAGCAGAAACGACAGGCAACCCTGGCCGATGCGATCAGTGAAACCAGTCGTGAACTGGCTGAAGCACAATCGCGGTTCCAGCAGAACCAGGGTGTTGACTCCACCGCCTCCACGAACATTGAAACCTACCGCAAGAAAGTCGTCGAACTGGGTCAATCCTGGCGTGAAACCACCCGTGCCGTCGCTGACGCACAAAAGGTACTGTCACAGCGGGCTCAAGTGCGGGACGTTGCAGACACCGGTCAGAAGGACGCACAGCGGCGTCTGGACACCCTCCGTGAAGAACTGAAGGTTGCACGGGAGTACGAGCGTGAACAGCGGAAAATCGTGCGTGAGGCCGACGAGGCGACAGATGAGCAGGTGAAGGCGAAGGAGGAATCCATTGCTGCTACCCAACGTCTGAAAGCGGCCGTTGAAGATCAGGTGTTGGTTGAGCGTCAGGCTCGTGCTGAACGGGATGCTGCAACGAAGTCGTTCAACGATCAAAGTAAGGCCGTTGATAAATTGGTGAAACAGGCTGACAAGCAGAAAGCCGCCTACACCGAGTTGAAAGCCGGACTCGATGAGTACACCAAGGCACAGCAAAAAGACAGTGTTGAGCGTCAACAGAAGAACATTGAAAAGCTCACTGACTCCCTGGAACGACTGCAGACCCAATACAAGGGTGCCGCTGATCGCCTTGAAAAGACACAGGAGCGACTGAATAAAGCCTCCGGTCCCGACCCCAGGGCGGTAAGTCGGTTCGAGAACCTGAAGCAACAGATCAGTGAGACCGAAGCCGAGATTGTCGAACAGACCGCGGCACTTGACAAACTCCAACGGGAGTATCAGCAGGCGGGTGCGTCGGCTGATCAACTGACTCAGAAAGAACGTGAGTTGGAACGGGTCACGCAACAACTGACTGAAGAACAACGTGATCTTCAGGTTGAGACCGGCAAAACAGCGACCGCCACCGACCGTGCGGGTAAAGAAGCTACCGAAGCTGCTCGACGGTTCCGTTTGTGGGGTGAAGATAGCCGTCAGGCACTCTCCTGGTTACAGCGTATCCGTGGTGAACTGCTCTCGATTGCAGCGGCTTACGGTGGTGTGTACGCCGTTGGTGGTGCTGTCCGGTCGATTTATGATGCCTCGGTTTTGACGCAGAAGGCCACTGCTCGGTTGAGCACCAAACTGAACGGTGACATGAGGGCCGTTGGTGAGGAAATTCGGTTCGTCCGTGAAGAATCTGATCGCCTGGGTTTGGAGTTTGAAACGCTCCTGGAACAGTACACACGGTTCGTAAACAACGTCCCTGAAGGCAGTCTGAACCTCGATCAGATCAGGTTCACGTTCACCGGTATTGCTGAAGCCTCCCGTGCAGCCGGCCTGGGTACACAGGATGTCGAGTCGGTGTTCGTGGCCCTCGGACAGATTGCTTCCAAAGGCGCTGTGCAACTTGAAGAATTGCGTCAGCAACTCGGTGAGCGGATTCCTGCAGCAATCGAGAACACCGCCAAAGGTCTGACTGAAATGACCGGGGAACTGGTCACAACGGAAGAACTGTTGGAGCGTATCAACCGGGGTGAAGTGAGTGCCAATGCGATTGTTGCATTGGCCCAATCGTTACGTGAAGAATTTGGTCCCGCTCTCAGTACGGCACTC